GGAAATTAAAAAGAATATGGAACAAGAACAAGAACAAGAACAAGAAGATAATTGGTCAACTATTGATTTAAATGCTAATTCAGATGAAGCTAATAAAGTTGAATTTGAAATTGAAGGTGAATACGACAAAGAAGAAGAAAAAGAAGAAGAAGAGAATATAGTACAAAAAGCTGCTCCTGTTACAGCCCAAAAGAAACAAGAAGATCAAGATGAGGTACAGGAAGAACAGCAAGAAGAACTTGAAGGTGTACAAACAAAAGGCGCACAAAAACGTATTCGTCAGTTAATTCGTCAACGTAAGGAACGTGATGAGGAACTAGAAAAATTACGAAATGAAGTAAACAGTCTTCGTAATTCAGTTAAGGAACGAGATACACAACTTTCAAGTTCACTAAAGAATACAATTGATTCAACTGAATCACAGCTTGAAACAACTTTAAATAATGCACGAGAAGTTTATAAGCAAGCTGCTGAAGCTGGTGATGCAGAACGTATGTTAGCAGCACAAGAATCAATGAGTAAAGCCTATGCAGAAATGACACAGGTTCATCAACAACGTAAGGCATGGGAAGAGTATAACGAACAAGTTAAACGTAGTCTTGAACTACAGCAAGAGCAAGCACAAAAACAAACACCGCAGTACGATCCTAAAGCTGTAGACTGGGCAACAAAAAATCCTTGGTTTGGTCAGGATCAGATTATGACTGCTGCTGCGCTTACTCTTGATCAGGAACTAAAGAATGAAGGTTATGATCCTTCAGATGATGATTTCTACGAGGAAATTGACGTTCGACTACGACGCAAATATCCTCATAAATTTCAAGCTGAACAAGAAGTAGTTCAGACTGAAGTACCTCGGTTGCGGGATACTCCGTCAAATTCCGCTCAAGTGGTAGCAGGTTCGTCACGCACACCTAAAACCTCTAACTCTAAGAACAGGGTAAAGCTAACACAAGAAGATGTACGGTTAGCTAATAAATGGGGTATAACACTTGAAAAATATGCTCAAGAAAAGCTAAAGGTCGAACAGGCCGATGGCGAGTACACAAGCATCTAACCAGCGTGGATGAGAAGGGACAATGATAAATACAATGACACGGAATACTGAATCACGTACAGCATCAACAAGGGAAAATAAATCACGTAGGACTTTTGAAGAACCTAACTGGCTTGACATTCCTGAAACAATTCGTCAACGATTTGCTAATGAAGGGATGTCTCTTCGTTGGCTACGAATTACTCTCAAGGGTAATGACGATTATCAGAACATGGGAAAACGTACAGCGGAAGGTTGGGAATTAGTCAACTCTGAAGAAGTACCTGAAATGATGCACTCTTCTTTCGTGAGGGAGACAGGACGATATACAGGAGCAGTCTGTCGTGGAGACTTGGCTTTGGCTAAAATGCCAACTGACCTTGCTGAATCTCGTCAAGAATTTTATGAAAACAAAAGTAGAGAAGCGGTAGATGCAGTGAATGCTCAACTCATGCGTAGTTCAGATTCACGTATGCCGATCTCTAATGCAAGCAGGACAAAAGTTACTAGGGGGAGGGCAGCTTCTTTTCAAGATTAAAAGCTGTTTTACTTTCCTTTACTTTGTCATAGTATTTACTTAACGAGAAAGGATAAAAGTGTTATGTCTACTACAAAAGCACTAAGTGGTTTCCGTCCTTCCCGCATCCGTGGTTCAGGTGTAAATAGTACAGGTGTTAGCGAATACCGTATTGCTTCAGGAACTACAGGAAATATCTTTACAGGTGATCTTGTAAAGAACGTGGACGGAAATATCGAAGTTATCACCAGTGCAGATAATCGCACTGTTGGTGTATTTATGGGTTGTAACTATGTTCAGGACGGTGTACCAAAATGGTCATCTTACTGGCCATCAGGCACGTCCACTACAGATGCTCGTGCAATGGTCATGGATGATCCACAGGCTACCTTCATTGTACAAGCAGATGCTTCCGTAACTGTAGGTGATATCAATAGCCAAAACTTTGATGTTACTCTTGGTTCAGGTTCAACTTACACAGGCCGTTCCGGCTTTGGCATTCAGGCAGCTTCACGCACTGGTGCTTCCGCTATGGTTCGTGTTATTAATGTTCTTCAAGAACCGGGCAATGACATTGACGTTGCTGCTGAACGCGCTTTCCCCAAACTGGAAGTTCGTCTAGTACAGAATGTTGATGCTTTTGTTACAGTTTCTGTAGCAAGCTAATCTGGGAACGGAGAGAAAGGATAATTAAAAATGGCTATTAATCGCGCTAGTATTGCTAAAGAACTTCTTCCCGGCCTAAATGCAGTTTTTGGTATTGAATACGCAGATGTGGACAACGAACATGCTCCACTATTCGACGTAGAAAATTCTGATCGTGCGTTTGAAGAAGAGGTTCTGTTCACCGGCTTTGGTTCAGCACCAGTTAAAGGTGAAGGTGCAGCCGTTCAGTATGATGATGCACAGGAAGGTTATACTGCTCGTTACACACACGAGACAATCAGCCTTGCTTTTGCTGTCACTGAAGAAGCTATGGAAGACAACCTTTATGATACATTTGCCAAGCTCCGTGCCCGTGGTCTTGCCCGTGCTATGGCTAATACCAAGCAGGTAAAAGCTGCTGACGTTTTCAATAACGGCTTTAGCTCTTCCTATCTTGGCGGTGACGGTGTTGCACTATTTAGTGCCGCACACCCAACCGTAGGTTCTGGTAATCAGTCTAATACTTTAGGTGCTACTGATCTTTCTGAGGCATCTCTTGAGACTGCTCTTATCACCATTGCAAAGGCAAAGGATGATCGTGGTATTCTAATTGGTCTACAAGCAGAATCACTACACATTCCTCCTGATCTAGCATTTACTGCTGATCAGATTCTTAACAGCACACTAAGCACCACAACTGTTACCAACAGCACAACTGGTGTAACAAATACGAATGACATTAACAGCATTCGTAACCAAGGTCTAGTACCCGGTGGTTTCTTTGTAAACCGTCGCTTCACTGACACTAATGCTTGGTTTATTAAAACTGACTGCCCCAACGGCACAAAGATGTTTGTTCGTGCACCCCTTCAGACAAAGATGGAACCTGACTTTGATACAGGTAATCTTCGTTACAAGGCACGCGAACGCTACAGCTTTGGCTGGTCCGATTGGCGTGGTTTCTATGGTGCTTCAGGTTCTTCCTAAGTCTAACCATAGTTAAATAAGGATTGGGGTGAGGGGAGAATATTTTATTATTTTCTTTTCACCCCTTTCTTTTGTATTTGTAATAAGTAAGGTATAATAAAACTTGCTTTTACTCTTAACTAGATAACAACAGGAATTTTCTATATGACAACAACTTTAAAGCAAGGTTTTGTAACTGGTAGTGGAGCAGTTCTGGATGTTACATCTAGTGTAACTGTTAGTGATACTCGTGTTCGTTCCATTTTTGCTACTGGTGTAGGAACATTTCTTATTACAGGTACATCAACTGATGATTACGGTAATGTACAGGGAAGCAATATAAAATTTGTTCAGACAACAAATTCAGATGCTAATGAAATTTTCTTTACTGATCTTGGTATTCGTATGAATGGTGTAGTTAAAGTTTCTGCGCCAACCTCTACTGCTACAGTAGCATTGTTCTATGGCTAATTATACTTTTCTCGTTAATGATATTATCCAAGCATGTGAGAATGACTCTTCGGAATTTGAAAGTTATATTCCGAATATGGTCAACCGTGCCGAGGAAAGACTTACAAAAGATTTAGACGATTACGGTTTAGTATCTTATACTTCAGTAGCTGTAAGTCTAAACAATAATATTGTTACTTTACCTACAGGAACACGAGTAGTAAAAAATATTAATATTACAAGCAATGGAACAAAAATTAATTTACTTCAAAGAACGGATGAATATATAAATGACTATTGGCCTGTTTCAGCTTCTACTGGTGAGCCAAGATACTATTCACCTCGTAATAACTCTACCGTTTTGATTGCTCCTACTCCTGCTTCAACATATTCAGGACAGGTAGTACACGTATCCAGACCTACTACTTTAAGTTCAGTCTCACCAACAAATTATTTTACTGATTACTGTTATGATCTTTTGTTTAACTCTTGTATGATGGAAGCAATGATGTTTCAAAAAGATTATCCTGCAATCAGTGTTTTTCAACAGCGGTATATAGAACTTCTTGATTTACAGCGTAACCAAGCACGGCGTACTCGTCGTGATGATATGCAAACACCTGCCAGTCCAGCTGGTGCAGACAATCCTTTACTTGCTAATTCAACTTAATAGGAATATTATTAATGGTTAAAAAGCGTAGGCCAGCTACATCGGGACAAGAGCGAGACGCTCTTATTAAAATGGCGGCAGATGAATCAGAACTTTCTAGAAGGACTGGTAATTATAAAGAACAGTCAACAGCAGGTGCAAGTGCAAGAGCAAAGAAATACATTGAACCTGTAGTAGATACAACTTTAAACGTAACGTCCCTTGGAGGACCTATAGTAGGAGTAACTAAAATGGTGCCAACAATTGTTAAAGGAGTAGTGCAATTACTAACTCCTAAAAAAGCAGCAAAAGCATTGAAAGAGGGAACAGGAAAAATAGCTCCTCAAGCTACTACAGCACAAAAGAAGGCAGTAAGAGAACTTCAGAAAGAAGCAGCAAATAAACGTATGGAACAAGCAGGATACAAAAAAACAGATGCTGCACAAAACAGAGAAAACCCTGCCGGACAATCTA